TTTATATACCAAGACGGTCAGGAATCTTGGCAATCATGGTTAAGTGAATATTTTGAACTCAGCGAACATCAGTTCTGGGTGTTAAACAATGAAACAGTTTGTGTTCCCAAGGTGACCAGTCTGCTGACTCCAGGCTCGGGTTTGTATTGGATAGTGGCGGCCATGCTTGGTGCAACAGATATACATGTTGTAGACATCAGTGCCACCCAGATTGCTTTTTGCAAGCACATTTGGCACAATTGGAATGGCAAAGACTATGGAGCCTTTGCCTGGAATTTTATACAAAACAATCAGATTAGACATTATGAATTGGATCGTGCCAATCTGTCAGCAGCTGATAGATCAGCGTGTGACATCCAGGACAATTTTATTTCACATGTTGATCAATCCGCAGTTGCGATTTTTAACAGTCATGGTATTGCAGATCCAGTGGGCCAATGGAATCTTGCCAAGACACAGTGTTCTGTGCAATTTTCTCAGGACAATATCATTGAATATGCCATAGCAAACAATACATATCAATATATTTGGGATACAAATGTCACTGACTACAAATGGTCCAGGTTGAAAACCTCGGTGTCAGATATAGAAAAGTTTAAAAAGATTTGCAATGAAAAAAGAAATAACTAAAAAGTTCTATCAACGCTACAAGGATGTGTGCTGGACGCCAACAGACCTACGGCCCGACGCTGATTATGACTGGATCGCTCACTCATCTCAACTGCCGTGGTTGCAACTGGATATCCATGTGCCAACAGAGAACATACTGCAAGAAATACAAAATATTAAACATCTGTGTGTGCCGCATCGAGACGATTATGCAGAAAATGCAGGTTGGGAAAGTTTCTGCATACATGGTAAATCCTATGATGCCACTCGTGAAGACAGCTATTATTGTGACGATCGACCTTTTGAATTTACAAAAGAAGCTCTGTCTCTTATGCCCCACACTGTTGAATATTTTAAAAATGTCTGGCCGCACTTGAGTTACAAACGGGTAAGGGTCATGAGATTGAAACCCAATGGGTACATATCGGTACACAAAGACAGTGCAATATCGCACTTGTCACCTGTAAACATAGCGATCGAACATCCGCCCACCTGTGGATTTGTCATGGCGAAATTTGGCACGGCACCTTTTGTGTCTGGCTGTGCATTGATCTTGGATGTGTCCAATTACCATACTGTGTTTAATCATAGTCAGCAAGATCGGTGGCATATCATTGTTCACCAAAATAACAATGATAAATTTCAAGACCTGGTTGTGAAAAGTTATAAAAATCTGTATAATACAATGTATGAAAAGAGCAACCATAACCATACGCGATGAAGTGAACATCAAGATCGACGGCTTGGATCTTGACACTCGCAGAGATCTAGTGAAGAAATTCAAATACGATGTGCCCTACGCCCGCTATCTTCCTGCTGTGCGGCTAGGACGGTGGGATGGCAAGGTGGCCTACTTCCAGCTAGGCGGCAGCACCTATGTGAATCTCCTGCCAGACATAATTCCCATACTAGAAGCACAAAACTACGATATTGAACTGGACGATCAGCGCACTTACACCACTACCTTTGATTTTACACAAGTGGTAGAGACCACATATCAAGATCGCAAATGGCCTCGAGGACATCCTGCAGAGGGGCAACCCATCTTGTTGCGTGACTATCAAGTGGAGATCGTGAACAACTTCTTGGCCAATCCACAATGCTTGCAGGAAGTGGCCACCGGCGCAGGCAAGACCATCATGACAGCAGCATTGAGCGATGCTGTGAGTGTGTATGGTCGTAGTATTGTTATCGTGCCCAACAAAAGTCTTGTGACACAGACGGAAAAAGACTACATCAATATGGAATTGGATGTGGGTGTATACTTCGGTGACAGAAAAGAATATGGTAGACATCACACTATTTGCACATGGCAAAGTCTGAATAACTTGTTAAAGAACACAAAGAATGGCGTGGGCGACTGCACCATACAGGAATTTCTTGAAGATGTTGTGTGTGTGATAGTGGACGAAGTACACATGGCCAAAGCAGATGCACTAAAAACCCTGCTCACAGGTGTGATGGCGCAAGTGCCAATTCGTTGGGGATTGACCGGAACCATACCAAAAGAGCTGTTTGAAAGCCAAAGCCTGTTGGTGAGCCTGGGCCCGGTGATATCAAGACTTGCTGCCAGTGAATTACAGGATCGCGGTGTGTTGGCGCAGTGTCATGTGAATGTTGTGCAGTTGGTAGACATCCGAGAACACAAGACCTATCAAGAAGAACTGAAATATCTCCTGGAAGAACCCGGCAGATTAGATGCTATCGCACAGTTGGTTCTGCAAGTGAATGAAACAGGCAATACACTGGTGTTAGTGGATCGTGTGGCCGCCGGACAAGAACTGGTGTCAAGACTGGGTGACCGTGCTGTGTTTGTGTCAGGCGCCACCAAAGCCAAGGCCCGGCAGGATGAATATGATGAGATCGCCACCAGCACAGACAAGATCATTGTGGCCACATACGGTGTGGCAGCAGTGGGTATCAACATTCCTCGTATCTTTAACTTGGTAATGATTGAACCCGGCAAGAGTTTTACCAGGGTGATCCAATCAATCGGGCGTGGAATCCGCAAAGCAGAAGATAAAGATCATGTGCAGATATGGGATATCACAAGCACATGCAAATTCAGCAAACGACACTTGACCAAACGCAAGGTCTTTTACAATGAAGCCAACTATCCTTACACTCAGGAGAAATTGAACTGGCAATAGGTTGCATTCTTCACAACTATAATATACAATAAACTCATGCGTATCCTAACATTAGACAATCGACCCTATGATCTCGACCATTTGCCAGAAGAGGTAGATGACATGAGATTTGCTATATTGGACAACTCTGATCCAGCCAATCCCGACTATCATTATATTCCTTTGATCTTTTTGGAGAGTTTTAATGCACCTGCACTGGTATTGCAGATAGGTGACTTCAAGATCAAGATGCCTGTAGATTGGCAAATCTTGATTGGTGAACCCGAAGTGGGTGACCTAGAAATGCTACCACTTACTAGTGTAAATGATCGTGGCTTTAAAGTATTCCAATTCAATCCACTCAGCAGTTTCCGCCCCAGTTTTCCTAGCTTAGAAATTGTGGATGTATATCAAGAAGTAGCGTGGTATGCGCCCAAATTAAAGAATGGACAGATGCTATGTGTGCCCATCAATGACGCAGAGCAACCTGACTGTGTGTATTTTGTAAAAGACATCAGCCGCAACTGCGAAATAGTGGATTACAATCGAGCCTGGTGATGGGGCAGTTAAAGCCCGGTGCTGCTCTGGTTTACGAACGCGATGGCGATACTGTGTATCAGCGTGAAGTGGGAGCTGATCCCGGCACACGAACGGAAGTGGGATATGATTACGAAACGCATGAAGAGCGCCGAGATGCGGATATTTGGGCAAATATGAAAAACAAGCATGCCCTGATGATGGAAGATAAACTCTGGGACAACATACGCCGAGCAGCTCGCACCAATCCTGCTTTACAAGACATACTAGATCATGCTATAATGATCTATCAACTGACCAAGATCAAATGAGCGACAAACTAAACATTGGCAATGAGATGCGAGAACTGGACGCAAAGAACCGTGACTTCTATGATGAACTCACACCGGAAGAACGCCGGAAGTTCTCAACCTTCCTCATGGTGCGTTGGGGATCGTCTGTGGATGGCAGCCGAGAGATCCAGGAATACTATGTGCAGAGCACAAATCATTATCTAAACAAGCACTTCTTTAGCATGCATCGGCATCCCAAACTGCAATGGCTCATGGCCACAGCGGTCAGCCCTGCTATGGGTGCAATGCGGCACAACTGGATAGCACCCAAGAAGAAAGAAGCCGGTGCCAGCACCTTGAAGAAACAACTGAGAGAGTTGTATCCACATTTCAAGGATGATGAGATTGACTTGATGGCTGCTCTCACAGACAAAAAAGAAATAGTTCAACTGCAACGGGCGCATGGCAACGACTAGCGACTTCACCTGCAAGTATTGCGCTCGATCATTCAGCAAAGAATCCACGCTGAGTGTGCATGTGTGCGAACAAAAGAAACGCTGGCAAGAACAAAGCGAGCGTGGTGTGCAACTGGGTCTGCAAGGCTATCTAAAGTTCTACGAATACACACAAGGGTCAGCCAAACTAAAAGGGTGGGATGACTTTGTGACATCACCTTACTATCGTGCGTTTGTGAAATGGGGTAGGTATTGTGTGAGTGTGCGTGTGATCAATCCAGAACGATTCCTTGAATGGTTGCTGAAAGGTAATCGAAAGATTGACAACTGGTGTAGTGATCGGTTATACACAGAGTATCTTGTGACCCATGTGCAGAAAGAAACTGTGAATGATGCGCTGGCTCGGGCCATAGAACATGGTATTGATTGGGGTGAAAAGACTGCGTCTCCGGCACATGATTGTTTGAGATATGGCAGTGTGAATGCCACATGCCATGCTGTGACCACAGGCAGGATCAGTGCCTGGGTGATCTACAATAGTGAATCCGGGCAGAAGTTCTTGACGGAACTCAATGCAGAGCAGGTGGCTATGATATGGCCTTACATTGATTCAGACATATGGCAGAAGAAGTTTGCGGATTATCCTGGGGATCAGGAATACGCAAAAGAGATTTTAACACAAGCAGGATGGTAGTATGATAAAGAATGTGTATGGTAGTGGACGATATCTAACCACTTACAGCAACAATGCCAGTAACTATGTGAGCAACTTCAGCGGGGCACAAGGCCTGGGAGATCTACGATTCAACACAGTGCATCAATGCCTGGAAGTGTATAACGGCTCAATGTGGCAACCTTTAAGCATGAGTGATGTCAGTGTGAGTCTAACAGGGGATGCTGTGGAGGCCATTGATTGGGCGAATCAAAAGCGCAAAGAAGAACACGATATTCGAGCATTGGCTGAACGGTATCCTGCTGTGGCTGATCAGTTGGCAGCAGTGCGCGAAGCAGAAGAAAAACTGCGAGTGATCACACTCTTGGTCACTGTATGAGCGCAGACATTGACATTGATGTGCCCAATAGGGATGCTGTGCTGGCCCTGATCCCACACACTGCTGCACGGCAAAGCAACGGAAGGCGGCACAACTCTGGAATCTATGTAACAGAGATTCCGCGTGATCCTATCACAGGATCTAGTGCATTGGATTACGAAACAGCCGAAGCCCGTGGCTACTTCAAGATCGACTTGTTGAACATGAGTGTGTATAGTCTAGTACGGGATGCTGCACACTACGAGCAGATGTTGGCAGCAGATCCGCCTTGGTCCAGACTGTGGACAGATACTGAGTGGGCCCGGCAACTGGTTCACATAGGCAACTATACTGAATTGTTACGGACCATGAAGCCGGATTCGATTCCACGGATGGCTGCGTTTATTAGTGTGATCCGCCCAGGCAAAGCGCATCTACAGAATCAGCCTTGGTCAGAAGTGTTTGAATCAGTGTGGGATGGTGATCTCAGCAGAGGCTATGCTTTTAAGCAAGCTCATGCAGTGGGATATGCGGCATTGGTGGCCTTACACATGAATCTAATAGTATGATAGCATATCCTAACAGTTATGATAAAATAGTTATTGTTTGTTATACGCCAATGGCCGGCGGCAAATTTTTGATTAACAATCTAGGATTAAATGACAGGGCAGTATTCCAGGATGCTACATTAGCACGAAGACAAATCAATGGTGATTTTTCTTACAACGATAAACTACGATATCTGTCAGATCAACTTGAAAACACTTTAAAAATAGCACAGTGGACAGACTTAGGATTAGGATGTGACCGACTATTTGGATTCCGGTCCTTAGAGTATCAAATAAAGTATCCTAAAATATTAGTCAATCAATTTGATCCAACTATACAAGAAATTATCTCAGAAAATTTATTTTTATTTTTAGTTGCACATAATACTACGGCATTAAGGAGTATGTTGAATTTTTGGACCAATGCCAAAGTAATTAGATTATCTAATTCTGGAAATTTCATTAACACACGAACGACCGACGTTGACACAAGACGATGGGGTAAATTATTTGAAAATGAAATATCTGAAATTAAAATATCTAAAATTAAAAAAAAGTTAGATTTACGATTCTATCAAATTGATGTTGATGAATTTTACAAAGACGAACACACATTCTTATCCACTTTGAAAGATTGTTTGCAATGGCTTGATTTACCTATGCCTCAAAATGATCATGACAATCGCCAGTATTTTCTGACTTGGAAAGAAATCATGGCTCTAATCAACACGCCTGACCAGGGTGATTGATTTACGTTTGCCTTTTCTACGAGCAATGTCGTTTAGACTGCACACAGGGCCGTGCAGGATTTCAAGATCTTTGTTCACAAAGGTGCGTAAGCACAGTCGGAATTCTTCCCATTCACCACGCAGGAATATGTTGATAGGAATTGATCTATTGCTTTCCCACCACCAGGTGTTGGCTAGATCGATATATCGGCGTTTCTGGTCAGGATCTTGTATGATGCCAAAGTCGTAGATGGTGGTGATCACGTCATCGCGATTCTGCACGATGCCCACGTATTCCATGTTGGAGTACACACACAAGGTTATGAAAGGATACTTGTCTGCAAGTTTTTGGAATAAGTCGCTGCCCATATTGTATTAGTTCGGATATTTATACCCCGAGACTTCCAGGTAAATATCATTGGAGCTCACCACATGTATTCAACCCAGATCTATATCTATCAACAAATCCAACGTGTGTTGGTATTGGATACCACAGATGGTGATGTTTTTGACCGGAGGTGGGATCCTGTGTATGCTAAAAAATTAACCATCAACAAAGGTGTTGACAATGTGATTTTGTTTGAGTTTATCAATCAAGATCAAAAACCTGTGAACATCACAGGGTCAGACTTGCGATTCAAACTGATCAATCTAGCAGGCACCGCCCAGCTGATTGAA